ATACAATTCTGCGAGAATTATCTTGCTAACGGTTTTAAACCTCAGCAAGCCTATTTCGACGCTTTTCCAGAAGCAGATAAAAACAATCGTCACCCTTCTTACCCTTATACTCTTATGGCAAAACAAGAGATTAAAGAATACATTCAGAAAAGACGTCAAGAGATGTTTGACTCTTGCAATGTAGATGCCATGAGAATTACACAAGAGATTGCGAACATGGCGTTTGCACAAGAAGGAGACCCTGAATATTCCCCTTCTAATAAATTAAAAGCGTTAGAAATGTTACAAAAACAGTTTGGTTTACAAAACCAGAATTTAAATGTTAAACAAGAAGTTATAGAAATCAGCCTGGAGGACTAAATAAATGAAAAAAAGAGAAGAGTTCCAAGAAGAATTGGTTAATTGTACTAACCGCGCACTAGGTGCCGCACAAGAGTTAGCAAAAATGTTAGATGAGTTTGATTCTATTGATTTAGGAGAAGTTTCAGAAGAAGAATACAACGAATACAGAAGTTGTCTCATTGAAATTGACAGACATAAATCTTTAGTTTTGCGTAGACTTTTATTAGAATATGGGAATCTGTTGTTTGTATGAAGCTAAAGATAAAGAAAGAAATTTTTAATGGCATTTACGCGCCGCACGTTGTAGATTACTCTACAAGATATGAAGTTTATTATGGCGGCGCCGGGTCCGGAAAGTCTTTCTTTGTAGCTCAAAAACTTGTGATAAAAGCTCTGCAAGAGCCGCGAAAAATTTTGGTTTTAAGAAAGGTTGGAAAGACAATTAAAAATTCTGTATTCCAACTTTTGATTGATACTCTTGATAAATTTAAAATTAAAGACAGGTGTAAAATAAATAAAACTGATTTTTCAATAACTCTTCCCAATGGAAGTTTATTTATCTGCAGCGGGTTAGACGACCCAGAAAAAATTAAATCAATCACAGGATTGACTGATGCTTGGTTAGAAGAGGCAACCGAGTTTGTTCAAGATGACTTCAATCAGATTGATCTCCGTATCCGCCATCCGGTTGCCGCAGGCCAACAGCTAATCCTGTCTTTTAACCCTGTATCAAAAGCATCATGGTGCTATCTTCAGTTCTTTGACAAAAATCCTAGCTTAGATGAATTTAGAAGCAAGGTAAAGATAATTCATTCTAGTTATTTAGACAATATACATTTACCCCAATCTTACATTGATTCTCTCCTACTGTTAAAAGACACAAATCCAGTCTATTATAAAATTTATGCTTTAGGTGAGTTTGGTAGCCTAGATAAATTAGTTTATAATAATTGGCAAGTCTTAGATTTTAATGTTATGAGAGTCAAGGGGCAACAGATGTGTGGGCTTGACTTCGGTTACACTAACGACCCCACTGCATTTGTCGCATCTTTGATAAATGAAGAATAGGGCCGTATTTATGTTTATAAAGAGTGGGGCGGAGTCGGATACATGAATGACCAGATAGCTAAACAGATTAAAGAACTTGGCTTCACAAAAGCGTTAATCATGGCAGATAGCGCAGAACAGAAGTCAATAGACGAACTTAAGCAGGCAGGTCTACGCCGCGTACGAGGTGCCGCCAAAGGCCAGGGCAGTATATTGCAAGGAATACAAAAGCTACAACAGTATGAGTTAATCATTCACCCCTCTTGTCAGGAATTGATTATAGAACTACAAAACTATTCATGGACTAAAGATAAACAAACGAATGAGTATATCAATAAGCCTGTTGATAAATTCAATCATTACCTTGACGCTTTAAGATATAGTTTACAATGCGTTGAGGGCAAGAGCAAATTGCGAACAATGAGCAAAGACGCCTTATTCTAGGAAGGAAGATTTAATGATTAAAATTAGTAAAGATACAGAGCTAACTCCACAAATCTTAAAGAAGTTAATTGACAGTCATAAACAGACTATTGTTCCAAGATTGAAGAAGTTAGAAGATTATTATTTGGCAAAGAATGAAATTTTAAAAAGACAAATGAAAGATATTTCTAAGCCTAACAATAAAGTAGCAAGTCCTTACGCTTCTTACATTTCAGACACATTAACAGGATATTTTATGGGGCAACCAATCACTTATTCCTCTAGCACTATGTCTGTTGATGAATTAAACATGATTATGGAGTATAATGACGAGGACGATGAGAACATCCAACTCGCATTAGCCGCTTCAATTTTTGGAGTAGCTTACGAGTTGTTATATATAGACGAGTCGGGAGACATTCGCTTTACCCACATTGATACGAAAGAATGTTTCCCGATTTATGATAATACAGTAGCAGAAGAATTGCTGTATGTCATTAGATATTATTTAGAAGAAGATATTGCAACAGACAAGAAGAATATGTGGATTGAGGTTATCAGTTCAACAGACGTTAAAACTTACAAAGCCAATGAAACTGGCGGTAACATGACGTTATTTGCAGAGAAGCCTCATTACTTTGACATGGTTCCTGTTGCTGTCTATAAAAACAATAGCTATGAGACTGGGGATTTTGAAGAAGTGATTCCTCTCATCGACGGCTATGACAAGCTTGAGAGCGACTCCCTCAATAACTTTGAATATTTCTGTGATGCTTACCTCGCTTTGGTTGGTATGAATGCAGATGCTGAAGACATTCAACAAATGAAGGAGAACAGAGTCCTATTGCTTGACGAAGGCTGCAGCGCTGAATGGTTGTTGAAAGACGAGCAAGATACAACAATAGAGAACATGAAGAATCGCCTTGACAAAGATATTCATAAATTCAGCCGCTGTCCTAATCTATCAGATGAAAACTTTATAGGCAACGCTAGTGGAGTGGCAATAAAATACAAGCTAATTGGCACAGAAGACTTGATGGGCGTTAAAGAGCGTAAGTTCCGGCGGGGCCTGCAGCGCCGCCTAGAGCTTATCTCCAATGTGCAAGTTAAAAAACTTGGTTCTTTTGATTGGCGAGCTATTGATATTACATTCACTCGTAACATTCCAGCAAATGAATTAGAGATTGCCCAGATGGTAAGCACTCTGTCTAACGTAGTATCTACTGAGACACTGCTCGCTCAGATTCCTTTCGTTGAGGACGTAGAAGCAGAAGTAAAGAGGTTAGAGAAAGAGAAAGAAAGCAATCCTTTCTACGACATGAGGTTAGAGTATAATGGAGAAGAAGCAACACAAGAAGATTCAAAAGAAGAGGAGTTCGTATAAGAATTTAAACAGCTACGACGATGAATTGTCCCTTGTTCTGGACCTATTGATTGAAGCTAAGCAAGCGGAGACCGAGATGGTTAAAAATTTACAGAAAGACCTCAAGAAGTTACAAGAAGCTCTGCAACCAGAGCTTCTTGCTTTCTTTTGTAGTAACGTTTTAGACAAGAGGAAGTACATAGAGTTCAAGTATGATTGCGGCAATCCGTCTAGCAACTGCAACACTAAACTCAAACGCATCGTAAAACAATTTATCAAACTGGTGTCTCAACAACAAGCCAGCATCTTGACTAGCCTTTTGTTGGTTGAGTATGATATGATTGCTACACAAACCTGTGCATCATTGGCTGTCTCGCCAGAGAAATATCTTATGCTAAATCCACAAGAGAAAGAAGCGCTTGTAAAAATTCCTTGGTGCAATGACGGAAAAGACTTTACAGAAAGAGTAAAAATAAGTACAGATTTGCTTGAAAGAGGAATTTTTAGTGTTCTCCTCGAACAAATGGAAAAAGGCTATGAGCCGCGGCAACTATCTGACGCGCTGACTAAACTGGTAGGCTCATATGCAGCGAGGGGGGCCCGCCTGATGAGAACAGAGACAATGGGTGTGTACTCTAAAACAACACGCGAAATATTTTTGGATAATGGAGTTGCTACGGTTGAGATTATTGGCGACGCAATGTGCGGTGGCATTTGTGAGGAATATGTGGATAATGTTATCTCCTTAGAAGACAGTATCGTAGGAGTTGATCTTCCACCTTATCACCCGAATTGTGCTTGTAGCTATTGTGTGAGAGACTATAATTCAGAAATAGGGCAAAAGAAATTAAAAAAGGATTAAACGTTTGTATAAATGATAAAAGGGTCTGGCT